TCCTTGCCCTGGGGGCCCTGGGGACCCACAACTTGGCCGAGATCAAAAGTAGGCATAAGTTTTTCCTCCTTCCGTCAGATGTCCAGGCACAAATGCCCTTCTGGATTGATGTAGTAATTGGGTCTCTGATCTCCTGTATAGGAGCAGAGCAGATGCCCGTCCTCAGACACGTTAAACGTGACCATGCCGGAGGTCTGCACTGCCACGCCGTCGATGCCGCGCGGCCCCGGTGGGCCTTGGATACCCTGAGGACCACGCGCTCCATCTGCGCCGTGTGGCCCTGTCTCGCCCTGGATACCCTGCAAGCCTCTGGGTCCCTGGATGCCCGGGACGCCGCGCTCTCCAGTCAGGCCCCGCTCACCTTGGATGCCCTGCTTGCCGGTTAACCCCTGCGGCCCGGTAGCACCCTGGTCGCCCTGGTCGCCCTTCTTTGCGATAAGCAGCCAGTATGCGCCCTCCACGCCGCCTCCGTCCGCTGTGTCAACCGACGGGTCGATGCCTGCGTTGGTCTGTTTGCAGATGTAGGAGCTGCCCAGCCTGGAGACCTTCTGGAGCGGGAGGTAGGTCTTTGCTCCGTCCCAGGGTTCCCATACCTTCACGGCGGCCTCCGCCTGCTCCAGCGCGTCGATGGCGTTGCTCACCAGCTCAGAGACCTGGGGCACAATTTTGTCGATTTCTACCTGGAGCTGCTGCGCCTGGGTGGGCGTCGGCTCCTTGGGTGTGTTGTAGGTGTCGTTTTCCTTCACCAGCAGGTAGTCCGTCACCGTGATGGACACGGCAGAGGGTTCCGCTTCCTTGTAGCCCTCAATGGTGAAGCTGCACCAGCCAGGGAGGGACAGCGGCTCCGCCGGGATGGGCGTGTCAAACGCGAGCGGGTCCTTTTTTGCCACCAGGTCCTCCACGCTGTTGTAGAGGACCACGGCCACAGGCTTTTCGCCCATGGGGTCCCGCCAGATGATGCGCTTGCTGTACTGCTCCCAGTCTGCGCTCATGGTGATGTGCAGCTTGGTCGCGTTGGCTTCTCCCTGCACCCCGGCGTTTTTGTTGTCCTTCTTGACAAATTCACCGTTGACATTGATGTTGATGGTTCTGTCCATTTCCGTTCCCTCCTTTCTTCCTGTATGAAAACGGCGCAGCGGGGCCGGGAAGGGAGGAAAAGGTCCCGTCCGAACCTCGCTGCGCCGTGTCGCAGCCGCCTGGGTATTCGCGGTAGGTATGCAGTTGTCCCAGCGCCGGAGCATCAGACGCCCCGGGCCTTGGCCTCCTCTGCGTAGCGGTTGCTCTCCTGGTCAATGAGGTTCGCGGTGGCAGTGTCCTGGTTCATGCTCTGCTCCAGGACTTCGGCAAACATCCGCTTGACCTCTACCGTCTCGCCCCGCTTGATCTGGACCCGCTCGCCGTTCACGGCCACAAAAACGTCGTCCTTGTACTTGCCGTTGTCCTTGAACAGGCGAATGGGCACCATATCGTCGTAGGGGTCATGGGCAGGGGCGGCTTCATTCGCAACCGTGTCATCCTTCTGGGCGGTTTCTTTGGCGGCCTTGATCTCCGCCGCCGCTTCCGCCTTTGCGTCGGCCACGATTGCAGCGGCCTTTGCTCGGGCCTCCTCCAGGATTTTCTCCGCCTCGGCAGCGGCATCCACCTGGGGGGCTTCATCCTGCATATCCTCTGCGGGCTTCTTTTTCTCAGCCATGGTCAATACCTCCTTCATGGTGTGGGGCCGCCTGCCGCAGCGGGCGGCCCCGGTGGTTTATCAGGCTGCACCGTTGAAGGTGGAGGTGGTCTCAATGCGGACCATGTAAGGCTCCACCAGGCGCTCGGCAACCTTAGTCGCTTTCCAGCCAGCGGTCGCGCGCTGGTTCAGGGGGTCGGCAGTACCGGCGCTGCCCAGCTGCTTGACGATGTGCTGGAGGCCGCCGCCGGTGATCTCCGTCACGCCGTAGGCATCCGCACCCAGAATGAGGGTGGAGTACACATCACGCTTGCTGGCCTGGGGGCTGCCCTCGTTCCCGGCGGCATCCTTGCCGGCCTTTTCAAACACCTTCGCCTCGCTGGTCTCCACGAAGCGGACGCCCTCAATGCGCCCGATCTCGCCCTCGTAGATGCCGTCGGGGTCGGAGTAGGTCTTGACGTTCACCCACTTGGGGTCGGACATCAGATCGTAGGAGCAGTCTGGGTGGATGATACCGGCGTAGTAGCCGTTGATCTTGGGGGCGTTCATCACCTTGAGGAACCGAACCGCCTTGCGAACCGCGTCCACGGTCAGGTAGTGGTTCTTGGTCAGGTCGGTGGTGGCACCGCCCACCAGCTCAGCCCGGGCCTTGACCTGGCCCTCGGCGTACTGGAC